GTCTCACTGTCAAGGGTTCAGCACGATGAGCCTACGTCCCTCTTTAACGATACTTCCTTTGTCTTATGAAGCCGCGGATTTTAAGCCGCCTCACCAAAAAGTATTCTTCTCAAGCTAGTGGGGATGCCCCAACCTGTTACGGTGGCCGCCATTACCCGCATTCGCAGATAGTCCTCCACGGACAATTGACGATCTCTTGCGGAGCAGAGACCCAGCTATGCTTTCGATAGTTTTTCCTTCTTGTCCATCGTTGACAGTGGCTCGACGGAGCCGACGTCTACCTCTCCCGCGAGAAACTCCTCGTACGTAGGCAACTTCCCTCTCATTGGAATGAGTAGCGGAAAGCCTCGTTGTATTTTCCTTACAGGCTGCATGAAGATTTTTGCGCCACCCACATTCTTGGATATCACGCCCGACTCGCCACCATACAAGTACGGTTTAAAGTCGGGCTGATCAACCCTAGTGGCAGATATGGCTAGATGAAACTTCACAGCAGCTCGTGTGGACGAGAATAACTCGTAACCAGTCCTCCATTTCCAAGCGGCCAACTCGGCCAAATTCTCTTTCTTTTCCTCATCATCCAACAAATCAGGATCAACATACTCACAAGTGAGTGCCAACCCATTTTCTATTTTCAGACTCGGTACGGATCGATTGCTTGGCCCAAGACGTAAACCGAATTTCTTTGTTGCTCTGTACGCGAGAGGGCCTCTAAAGCCCAAGTCCCACGTAGTCAGACCTAAGGGTCTAATTTTTCCTATGTTCCAGCTAAACCAGGCCAACGCCGCTCGATAACGGAGTGAGCCCTTCAGGCCGGCAATAAAATCATCAAATCCCTTCGAGAGGGTGTCAAGAGACTCCGACTCGCGTAACATTCCCATACGGACAGTCGCAACCACACGATAGAAAGCGCCGAAGCGTTGACAAAGTGTGGAATTAAGCGAACCGTACTCCGGTGAAACGCTAGTTTTTGTCTTTTCCACTTCTAACGATAAACGACCAACTGTATCCATCCAGTGCGCACTGAAGTGCGGACCGGAACGGAAAAGAATGTCGTCACCGTTGATCAAACACGGGAAACCCGAATTGTCAATCCCAACAGACTCGCCTGCATACAAGAAAGCGATTCTATTCTGCAGACAAAGCAGTGGGAAGGACAAAAAGGACCCCATCATCTGACCTCTCGTCGGAACAAATTCATCTATACCGTGCTCAAAGTTGAACAACACGGGACGTAAGATTTTCATGGCGTATGCTTTCATAGAGCCCGGCACAGAGACCGTGGACCTAAGCAACTCGTCAAGAATAGCCTCGGCAACCTCTATCGAGAGGTTGTCCGTAGCACTCTTATAATCCCCCGAAGTCAAAGTTTCGCCTTCAACAAAAGAAAAACCAGCGCGCTGTAGAACGTCAGTTGTAAAATCACCGCGGCACAGCCACTTCTCGCGCGACAGTCTGTCATAGATCGCCTTGTGAAGCGGTCTCAAGTGTATCGCGTCCGCCGAGAATTTGCTGAGAGGCCGAGGTTTGCCGGCACTTTGAACGACAGTGAGAGCCGAAGACACTCGCAAAGGACGGGTTGCCCCGTCTAAACAAGTGCTGAGAAACTCGTGATGTCTAAATCGACCTCGACATTCGTCGGGGTGTGAAACAAAGCCGTGCAAACCGCCTGCACCGCGGCGGTTCTCCAAACATGCTGACAAAGAAGGATCGGTATTCATCACGCAAGACTCATAGGAACCGGAATCCCACCCGTGAGGGAACAGGTTCCGAACGATCCTACGCGCAAATGCGATGTAACCGCGTGGTAAGGAGGGTGGTGGAGACTGGAAATGGTTAGCGACGGATGAAAGTAAAGGGGCTTCCATACACCGGCATGACGCCGGCTGTAGCTTCTTGATTGAATTCCACGCAAACTCTGATTGCTGGTCCACGGCAGGACTAGCAGACAGATAGCGCTTCGTTTCCCTACTAAGGTCAACACAGTTATCCGAGATAGGCTCGAATCTCGGTGCCTCGCAGTCGTAGAGGTATTGCCAAGTAGCTACCGCTTTCCAAATTGTCTCACAGAGACGGGAACGGTATGCTCGACAAGAGCGTCGAGTAGCGTACGCTTCAGTAAACTTCGTCATAAATCCTTACGGTTGACGAGGGCAGGCTGGAAACGCTGAAAGTCCTAATGTGG